CTTTGCACTGCCATCGCAGCCTCTTCATCTCTTCCCAGACTCTAGCAACGCCTCCAGCACTGGGTCGCGGCACTTCCCCAACGACCCTCCCTCGCAACGCAATATACTCATTGCATGCACAATTGTTGTGTACGTACAAGCCATACAAACCCGGAATTGGGGGATGGCACCTCACACACCTCCTCCTCCTCGCACACAGCCCTGAGAACGGCCCAACCCAGCAGCCTGCAGCCATCGGCTTGTTCATCGTCGTGCTGCCCGATGACATGGCGCAAACTGCCGGGCGATTCTCAAGGCCCCCCTATTTGCCAACAGGGAACTCGATGCGTGACCAGGGCAATAGGCCACACACCGCGCTGAGACATGACACCATCCATTCCCAGCTGCTCACATAGATGACCGTGAGCTTCTTCCACAGGTACATAGCAATGCAGATGATCAGCCAATTCTTCAAGGCCATCAAACCCATCTACACTGCAAGCACAGCTGCAAGCCAAACAAGCAGGCCACCGGCCTTGATCCAAAACCGACATCGACTCAATAGTCGGATAGGCCACCATGCTTCCGCTCCATCGAAGGGATTCCCCACCCCTCCAGCCTCCGGTGCAACTTCTACGTATGGGACTCTTCCCCAAAACGATTTCACTAGTCCGAACGTCTTTGTTCCGAACACTGCCACAATCACAAAAATCAATGTGGCAATCCCGGCCATCACTGCATACAACACATGCAGGTTCAGCCACACATACACCAGCGCTCCGATGAGCAGACTATTCAACCCAGCAAATAGTATCACTGACAAAGTCAGATTCAACATCAGCCAGATCATCACCATCTTGGTCTGCAACTTCCCTGTCTTCACGAAGTCGTTGATTTTCGACCAAGATCGATTGGCCGCGACTTCTTTGAGAAACTTCTGTTCTCCAGCACTGCACCTCACATACTTTGGGTACAGCGTCTCCCACAAGCGCGTCACATCATCCAGCCCAATCGCTGGTTCTGCAGCCTGTGGTTCTTGGTGGTCGTTCCCTTGTCTCGCTTGTCGGCCCGGGAATTTGCCGCGCAAGTGAGTGCTCAACTTCCTTCGGATTGCTCGCACGTTCAGCACACTCCTTTCGACTAAGAAGAAGTTTTCCGACAAGAAGGCATCTGCTTCAATTGCCCATCGGGCAGCATGATCAACTACATCCTCTGCTAGCAAAGCTTGGATCACATCAGCCACAGCATGTTGTGCCATAGTTGAAAAATTGATATAGTTG